ATCAATGCTAGCCCCATGCCAACCCCTCAAATCGTCCTAACCCATTGAATTCATTACGATCAACGATATCACTTGACCCCTCAAACCATGTCTAAGCATTCGACATTGACTAGAACTTCTACACCTTCAACCGAATCGATTGACCCTGTATATATACCGCGCCCGCGATACTACTATATCTCATGACCCTGCCAATGCAACTTTCGTACCATATGCAAACACCATGCCAGGCACGATAATTGCAGGGGGATGCAGGATCTATGCCAACTCAATTGGCATGACTTGCAATAGCAAGAACTATGCCTTGCAAGTTCGGTGCCACAACGATATTGATTGAGGGGGGGTAGGGTACTTCGGGGTTCGAATGCGACTGCGTTAGCTCATCCACGAATTTTCACATATTATTCTAGAAACATTAACAACTATCATAGAAACGATATCCCATGAATGATGAGTTATATTATCTTAAAAATGGGAAAATGAATCTTTCGTATCTGCTTGTAATTACTGAGGTACAAAGAATCAATTAACTCGATTATATTATGTTAATTTTATGAAAATTAAAGATTTACTGGATTACTCTAAGCCTGGAATATGGGGATTCTTTAATGAGAAAGATAAACGATTCTTTATCTCTCATAGTAATAATATTCTAGCAGCTGTATCTAGAAACATATCCCAGATTCAGGATAAGAGTCATACTTGTAGGAAGCTAATCCGAGATTTACCCAATCTTAATTTCGTTATGTTGGTACAAGATACAGACGAATCTATGAGTCTTAAGAATCGTAAGATTCGTGCTCAAGAGCTTACAGAAGCCTTTATAGCCAAAGGTTACACCTCTTATACCAATAAGCTTGTAGTGGCGTATAAGATACGTACAGTCATAACCACAGACTATCTTATCCAAGTACAACTCGTTAATAAACGTAACGATAAAATAGTAGTAGGTGTATTCGATAAGTTAGATCTAGCTCACTCATTCATATCCACCAACTATCCTAACAACACAGTATCCAAAGTAATATACTCCGATAACAATTTAACGACATTATTCTATAAAGATACAAAGGAAATAAGATAATGTACCAACATTACGAAGTAATGTAATCAAATTGTTTTATAAGGATACAAAAGACATTAGGTAATGTGTAGAGGTGTAGATGTATGGGTATGGATGGTGTTATGTATGGGTATATAGTAAGAAATTCCCGAAAGCCAAAAAAGGATTTTTGTCTTTCTATTGGTTTGGTAGGTAGTTTTGTGTGGATTTTAAAAAAGAAGAATGGTGAATACACTAATCCGTGGCAATTAACTGAAGTTGTCGGTACGTCAATTGGTAACGTCGGCGACTCGCTGTTTGAAGCTCGTCGTAGTTGATACGTAATGTTCATCAGGTTCACATACGTGCAACTTTAGTTATAGTTGTTAAATTCTTGTAAGTGTTGGAGATCATTATGGAATTAGTCATTTTTATGGTTTTTATGGTCCTCGGATATAAGTTTTTTGGACTATTTAATAATAATGTAGACAGAAACAAGCCAGTAGCGAATAAAAAATGTCACGAAATTGACGAAATTCATGATTGGACATACCACCCTGTAACAAAAAGATTAACCTGTACTAAATGTAACTTTGAGGCATATTCAGAATGAATAGAAAATTATATAAAATACAAACTCGTCAAAGGCGAGCAAGGAATTTAAACTCCGTTAGTACCGATTTAAAATATTGGGAGAAAATGACAATTTTAAACGAACATGATCAGTTAGAAGAAACAAGAGTAATAGAAAGTAGTGATTATATTTTATATCAATTGGATGCAAATAATACATTAAATGTTCCTAAAAAAATGGGTGTTTGTTATGGAAAAAAATAAAAGATTATGTAAGCAATGTAATATATTAAAAGATAGGATTCAATCGGGTACATATCCCGATGGGAAAAATAAGAAGCACGTTGACGAAACCGGGAAGCTATGGAACGGTTCTGTTTGTGGATCTTGTAATGTAAGTCGTTCTCATGAAAATATGATTAAACTAAGAATGAGAAGAAAATCACATGAAAAGAGTTAGTATGTCTGGATTATTTATATGGATTTCTTCTATTATTTTATTTTTCATGATACCGATAAATAATATCGACAAAGATTTACAAAATTACTACAAAGAGTACATGGATTTAGCTAAGTCTGAATGTAATAAAATAAAACCACCAACTCAGTTTAGCATTCGTTTTGGTAAGCTATCTGATGATAATATTGGTGTTTGTACATATTATTTAAATCGTAGAGAAATTTTAATCGATATCAGTTATTGGAGAATGTCTAATCTAGAAACAAGAAAACAATTAATTTTTCACGAACTAACACATTGTATTTTAGATATGCATCATATAGATTTAGAAAGTAATTATATGAATCCATATTTATTAGAACTACCAGAAGAAGAGTTATATAATCAAGTGAAACAAAATATGCACACTTTTTGTAACAATAGGGGATAAAATGTCGGAAAAAGTTTCTCTTATACATATTACACCTAATGCTGAATCGATCGTTGCTTATTGTGCTAGGGTTAGCAGCCCACATCAGGATAATCCAGAATACAGTAAATTATTGACATATTGTATTAAGCATGGACATTGGTCTGTATTTGAAATGGCTGGGATGTGTTTAGAAATAGAAACATCCCGAGCAATTGCACAACAAGTACTTCGTCACAGATCCTTTCATTTCCAAGAATTTAGCCAACGATATGCAGAAGTTGTAGATGTAAATATCTATGAAGCCCGTAGGCAGGATTTAAAAAACCGCCAAAATAGTATTAGTGATATGAGTGATGATGATAGAATTTGGTTTCAAAACGTACAACAAGATATGAAAGATAATGCTATTGTTGTGTATAAGGAAGCTTTAAAGCGGGGAATTGCTAAAGAACAAGCGCGTATGTTGTTACCTTTAAGCACTAAGACTCGTATGTATATGCACGGAACTGTTAGGGATTGGATACATTACATCCAGGTTAGATCAGATGTTAGTACCCAGAAAGAACATCGTGATATTGCAGAGCAAGCTAAGACTATCTTTTGTAAGGAATTGCCTGTAATTGCTAAGGCTTTAGGGTGGATTAGTATTTCCAACGACGAATCTTATCATCCCTAAGATCAACGTGAATAAAGTTATTAGCAATACCAATCGACTTAAATTGTTTTTCTGCTATAGGTAATAGATTTAACGATGTTAAACTAGAAACAGAAATATCAGCAGCATCACCCCTTTCGTGAGTGCTTTTTTTAGCTACAATAGTTGAAACCCCACTATTACGAATAGCTTGTTGATGCTCTGAACACCTAAATCCAGAGGTAATTCGCATTGGACTTTTTGTGTATTCACGAATTACAGTTAAGCGGGTAATCAGTTCAACTGCTATTTTTTGTTCAATGCACTCTTTATTAGTGCATTTGCACTCAAACTCTTTAGTTTTAAACCAATTATTAATCCAAAAATTGTCACCTTTGTTCCAAATATAATAATTGTCTTCAATTTTAATAGTTTGACTCATATATTAAGTTGTTAATTAACAACTATATATAGAAAAGTGGTAATATCAATGCCAATCGCCACATTAAGGCAAATAAAAACAGTGGCTTACGATATATCACTTACTTTTACAACTTGGGATTATTATGAAAGAGTATATTAAGTATATTCCATTGGGTTTGTTTGTTTCTTTTAGTATTAAAAGTTTAGTATTAGGGGCAGCATTACAAGATGCTCCTGTATATGCTATCCTTGCTATTTTTACAGCATATTTAATACACCGTGATGAAGAAAAATCGCTTAAAAAAATTAAAGATAGGCTTGATCAATTAGAAAAACTAAATGAAATTAAAACAAAAGAAATTGAGGAGTTACGTTCTCATGTTTCTACATTAAAACTGGGGCAGCAGGTACGTAATGCTGTTAAATTTTAATGGATTCGATAGATAAAATGCTAGAGCAGATTAAAGACTTTGCCTCTCTGCAAAAATATGCAGAGGCACAATATAAAACTATTCTATCTTTATCAAGAAAAGTTAAAGTATTAGAAGAAGAAAATGTTGAATTAAAAGATCTTCTTGAAAAATCGACTCCACTTCTGAATGAAGAAAAAAAGAATTTTATTGCATACCAAGTTGAAGCTTCTTCTGATGAAGAAACGATTGCTAAAGTTCAACTTGCACGGATGAAAGAAATTTCAATGGACCGTGAACTAACATTAGAAGAAGCAAAACGGGTCGAGATCTTTACAAAAATATTAAATACAAAAGGATCTAGCTCGTCAATTAGTGTCCAAACGCAAAAAATGGACAATGATGACTTGCTAAAAATGTTAGATAATGACACAAACACCTTCTCCTAAAAAAGTAAGTAAGAGCGCAGCGATTGCTGAATTATGGAATCGCGGTGAATTATCTTGGAAATGCCATAGTGTACAAAAAGATATGCGTAGTGTTTTTTATAACGCTGATGACAATGCTACTTTAGTTTGGTTGTTAGCTCGTCAATCTGGTAAAAGTGTTGAGCTTGCTATCCTTGCATTAGAACAATGTTTACGTAAACCAAATTCCATTGTAAAATTATTAACAGATACAAAATTACATGCTCAGAGTATCTTTGACCCTATTTTTAAGATGCTTTTAGAAGACTGCCCAGAACATTTAAAACCAGCTTACGTTGAAAGTAAGTTTACTTATCATTTCTCTAATGGTAGTTCTATTCAATTGGCTGGTAGTGATAATAAACATTATGAACGTTTAAGGGGTCAAAAGTCAGATCTTGTTCTTGTAGATGAAGCTGGATTTTGTGATAATTTAAAACACATAGTTAAATCTGTTTTACTTCCTACTCTTACACATACTGGTGGTAAAATTGTTTTAGCATCAACACCTCCCACTGACTCCGATCATGATTTTTATGAATTTATTGAACAAGCAGAATTAAATAATACACTCACTAAAAAAACTATTCACGATAATCCTCTTCTTAAAGGCGAACAAGTACAACGTATTATTAAAGAAATGGGCGGAGAAAATTCTCCTCAGTTTCGTAGAGAGTATCTTTGCGAAGTTATTCGTGAAGAAGAAAACGTATTATTTCCAGAGTTTACTCCTGAATTAGAAGCAGAAATTGTAAAAGAATGGCCTAAACCACCATTTTATGATACATATGTAGCGATGGATTTAGGGTATAAAGATCTTACCGCTGTATTATTTGCTTATTATGATTTTAAAGCAGATAAAGTTATTTTTGAAGATGAAATTGTTTTAAGTGGAAAAGAACTACAACTCCCTGATTTAACAGAACGTATTATTAAAAAAGAAGCAGATCTTTGGACAAATCCTTTATCTAATGAAGTAAAAATACCAAACATTAGAGTTAGTGATATTAATTATATTGTAACA